CCGAGTGGCTTCTCCAATGTCCGACACCAAGCAAAAGAACCTTGAAGCCTATTGGGCCAAGGTCTACAAAAACCTAAAGTAATAAATAACCTCTGAAAGCATCGTTTCAAAAGAGCTTACTTTCACTCAGAAGTAGATCATCGATCAACTACGACCACTCATGGTGGTTTATCTCTTATAAAGAATCTTCTTTGAGTAGGCTCCTTTGAAACGATGCTTTTGTTGTTTACATTTGACTGAATTCACTTTAATATATCTACATAATGAAAAAATACACATACGCTGAAATCAAGGATACGCTGAAAAATAATAATCTGGTACTGATCAACTTTACTAAGGTTGATGGTACGGCTCGGGCACTTCGTGGAACTCTGGATGCTTCTATTATTCCTGGTGACCTTATGCCCAAGGGTGAGAAGAAACTGAATCTGAATCTGTCGGAAGACACAGTTCGCGTGTACGACGTCGATAATGAGGGCTGGCGCTCTTTCCGAGTGGATTCAGTTACCTCTATTGAGACCCTCTAATATGTCCGTCGATCACATACTCAAATCTGCTGCGGCAAAGAACCGTAAGAAAGGTCGAAAGTCGAACCATGGCATTGCTGCGGTCGACTCCCGCTACACAGGTGAGGAGCCAATCTGGGATGGTTGGGAGACCTGGCCAGTAGAACAATTCTGGAAGGAGTATTCTCGGTCCTTTAATTTCTACAACTATTACTCCACCGCAAAGGACAGCAAGCCAGCCGTGCTAGAATGGATGGTCAACAATGGTTACACGAAGGAAGATATTTCTGCAGTGAAAGCTGCTCCAGATTATTCTCCTGGTATGACGGCAGGTACTCTTTGTACCTGCATGAATAAAGGAATGCCAACATTTCATCCTGGAATCAATGACTACCTTAAGTCACTTCGGAGCGATGCATTACCTCAGATTGCCTGCGACATCTTTGTGAAAGAAGCAATTGCCACTTCAATCTTTGAAGGCAAAAAGCTGAAACATCGAGATGCAGTGGAAACTATTATTGCTGAAAAGCCAGCTGGTATTTCTCCGATGGATCGCCTCAAGGCCAAATGCACAAGGACCATGATTATGGATCTTGATGTGCTTATGGACGAATGGTGCGACTCTGCTAATGAAGTACGAGTCATTCCAGTCTATAAGACGATGCAGCAGTATGAACTTCCTGCTGCAGCATGCACTTTTGTGGAAGACTATCTTAAGAAGTTGCTGAATGAAATGACTGATGCCCACACGGGCGCCAGTGAGTATCTTGCTGAAGCGTATAGTTTTTATACGAAGAAGCAACTGCTCATGCGCATTGATGCTCTGGCCACAATGATTGATGATCTCACAATGTTTAAAACGAGCGTCAAGGCTGCCAAGGTGCCGCGTGAGAAGAAACCCACGGCTGCCACAAAGCAGATTGCAAAGCTCCAGTACCTTAAGCATAGCGAGGAATTCAAGATTACCTCAATCAATCCTATTCGGATTGTCGGCGCCTACCGGCTCCTCGCCTTTAACGTAAAGACTCGGATATTGTTTGACTATGTTGCCACTGTGACAGGTGGTTTTATCATCAAAGGTACTACAATCCAGAACTATGATGAGGTAGCCTCCCGCTGTATCCGTCTCCGTAAGCCCGATGAATTCATTCCTATTGCTGTAGGAAGCACAGAGAAACAACTTGAAAAGGCGTGGACTCAACTCACCACAAAGATTGCAAAACCAAATGGGCGTATCAATGGCGACATTGTGCTCCTCAGAATACTATAAACTATGGATACTCCAGTAACACAACCACCCGACGTTATGGCCATTGCTCGAATGGCATCCGTGATCGTCGGTAGTAAAGAATCGGTGCTATCAAAACTGAACGAATTGTATCCTCTTGAAGTCAAGAGTGACGCAAATCCAACGCCGAAGTTCTATTCCGATATGAGCTTTGAGGCTCAGTTAAATAAACTTTTAAACTTTAATAAGTATAAGAATAGTCATTTTGTCTATGGCATTATGTATTACCATCAGTCGGAATCAACTCCCGAGATGACTCAAATGGCAAAAGATATGAATATTCCAGAAGACGTTCGGACTTACAGAATTCAGCGCGTAGAACTTCACCGCTAATACTACCATGCTCGACAACATCCTGACAAAAGCCATCGTAACACAACTTGTGGAGAACCTTGTTCACACCGAGAAGATGACCTATATGGAGGCTGTCCTGCATATCTGTAACGAACGCCTCATTGATCCATTAGACATTGGCAAGTTGATTGGTCCCACAATTAAAGCAAAGATTGAGGCAGAAGCAATGTCTGCAAATCTACTTCCAAAGAACAATTCACTTTCGAGTTTTATTTAACAATGTCTTTTCTATTAGACACGCCTTACACTCCGTGCTTTATAAGAAATCAATTCTTCTTTGACGAGCAAGAAGGTCATGGTGAATTTACCCGTGGTTTTGTTTTTGGATTTAGAGCAGAGCCGCACGGCGTACCAGTGTTTCAGGTCATGCTTGAAAATGGAGCACAATGGGCCAGAGTGCCAGTGCACATGATCTGCAGTAAACCATGCGATCCATTACCACTGGATATATGCGTATGGTGGGATGGTTTTAGTAGATGCAGTACCGTCCATCAGTTTAACTTTCTAAAAAATATGCCCGTTGATTGTTATGGAAGAGATAAAATAACTCGTAGGGGCAATTACATATTTACAATTGACTGGGCGAAAGATGGATGGTCGGAAATACCGGATCAGCATAAAAATCACCATATTATCAGTTTAAATACTGGTCAATGGGTGGCCTATCCTAACAATAAAACAGTTTGGCCAGATAATAGCTGGATTAACCCAGAAGTAAATTTTAAGTGGAAAAGCCCAAGTAAAAGTTACAGTGTCGAAAGCAATCCAATAAAATGCAGCCCTGGGACGCCTACCTGATATATAATAGTATCAAACTACATTTTGAGAGCGATTCTTATGACGCGATCAAATACAGTTTTAAGACTTCTGCAACTCAGAAGTCGTTCTTTCAACGTAAGGACAAATACTTCTTTGCTAAATTGGCCAAGAAGTATCCTGACAAACAGATTTTGATTGACTTCCTGGTCGCAAACTTCGCATCCTTGGATACGAGTAAGTGCTGGGCGGGCAATCTAGTCGAACAGTCTGCAGAGGATAACTACAAGTTCTATCTGAAAAGGATAGAATCGATGAGTTATTTCTTTGCGGATCAAGTAGACAGACTGGTGGGGCAATGTAAGGGTAGTGGGCTTTCATTCGATGACTTATTTAAGTCTGAGAATGGTGCTCATCCACGAATTGCCACATTGGTGATGGACAAAACTATTGAGCTTGAAACCTTGGTAGTTCTAGACATTATGGTGGGCTTTATGAAACGCTCAAAGATTACAGAGACCATTCTATGGCCCGAGTTTTCCAAGAAAGTTCTGAAGTTTAAGCCATTCCTCAAACAGAAAGTAGACATAAAAAAGTTGCGAGAAATCGTGCTTTTAGGGTTTACAAATAGGGAATAAGTGATACTATCATATACGTTACTCATACAACCTCAATACTAAAAATACTATGTCATTCGCAGATCTCAAAAAGAATCGTGCAAACGAAATCACTAAGCTTACCGCCCAGGCCCAAAAAGTTGGAGGAAGCCAAGAGAAGAAATCCTATAACGATGATCGTTTCTGGTCACCAGTCGTAGACAAGGCGGGTAATGGTTATGCCGTTATTCGTTTCCTTCCCACCCCAAAAGGTGAAGAACTTCCATGGGTCCGTTATTGGGACCATGGCTTCAAAGGCCCAAGCGGTCGTTGGTACATCGAAAATTCTCTCACCTCGATCGGCCAGCCTGATCCTGTTGGCGAGCTGAATACTAAACTCTGGGCAACTGGACGTCAGGAAGATCAAGATCTCGTACGTTCACGTAAGCGCCGTCTCCACTATGTCACAAACATTCTGGTAATCTCCGATCCAGCCAATCCTGCAAATGATGGAAAGGTTTTCCTTTACAAATTCGGTAAGAAAATCTTTGACAAGATGCTGGATCTTATGCAGCCATCTTTCCAAGATGAAAAGCCAGTCAATCCATTTGACTTCTGGGCCGGTGCGGATTTTAAACTGAAGATTCGTAATGTCGAAGGTTACCGTAACTATGACAAATCCGAATTCGCTTCGATTTCACCCCTCTTTGGCGGTGATGAAGCAAAGCTTGAACAGATCTATAATCAATTGAATCAGCTGAAGGAATTCACTGATGCAAAGAATTACAAGTCCTATGATGAATTGAAGCGTAAGCTTCTTGAAGTCCTGGGTGAAGAAGGTCAAGTTCTTTCAACCGCTGAATCGGTTGAGCTTGATACCACTGCTTCTGCTCCTCGGTATGCCGCAACTCCTGCAGCAGCACCGCAGAGGGAATCATTTAAGCCTGTTGAGGCAGGCAGTGACGATGACGAAGGAAAAGAGGATGATACCCTCAGCTACTTTGCAAAACTTGCAAAGGAAGATTAATCCGAAATTCATTCACCATATAATGCAAAAGGAGGCTCTCGAAAGGGAGCCTCTTTTTTAGTATCCGCCTGGGAATACCCAAGATGGACGAAGAGAAAGCGCAGTCTTATCCGGCAGA